GGACATCTGTCGGCTGATGCGTGTCACCTCGGCATTGCCCGGCACGATGAGAACATGCGGCACGCTCATAGCCTCTAGGTCGAGGTTCGCCCAGTTGCGACGCTCCACGACAGTAGACGCAATCGCCCACGTCACCGACTGGAGACCGTCGGCGAGACTGTCGGCGAGTGTGCGTAGCGTGCTGCTCACGACATGCCCCACTTGGCGGTCAGATATGAGAGTATTTGACTGCGGTCGCCAGACGAAACAGAACCGCTGTACATGATGATCTCGCCAATGCTGCCATTGAGCCACCAATCAGCCGCAGCCTGATTCGCCCCAATGTTGACCTGCACGCCAAGGTTCAGCGATCCGGCAACGGACATTGTCGCAGCCGTGCCGCTGTTGAGGCGTAGCGAGTACACGTCGCTGGCCCTTGAAACTTCGCACAACTGGTATGAGCCGGTAGCAAACGTGTTGCCGGTCGCTGCATTAGTGGCAGACGCCGAGGGAGTACGAACAGTTAGTAGTGCGTTCTGCTCGCCCATTGCCAGCAGTCGCAGGATTGGCCCGTTTGACGCTGAGTCATCCTGCGAGATCACGATAGAAGCAATGGACGACAGCGTGGTCAGCTTCACAACAGCAAACATTGAGAACGCACTGGTGCCGAATTGCAGGCCGGACTGTGGAATCGACATGAATTGGCTGGAACCATTGAACGCAATCGCGCCGGAACCTCGCGTCGGCCTCGCGCCCGAACTGCTTTGCACGGCGTGGTTGCCGTTGCCGCTCTTGTCCTGCCACCGCGCCACGCTGCCGCCTGACGAAACAAGCGATCCGCCGCTAGTTGCGTCGTAGAGCGTCGATGCGTCGGCTCCGTCTAGCCATGTTGTCAAGCCGCTAACGCTCGCTGGAGTGAACGGCGTCCACGTTGACAACGCCGCACGCTCCCAAGTATTGGTCGCCGTTGCTATGTAGAGATAGTCCCCGTCATACGCGATCTGCCCTGCCGTGCCCGTCGCCGTCGCGCTCGCTGGAACGCTCGACCATGCAAGTCCACCACCCGCAAACTCCACGATTGCGCCCGTGTGGTTGCGGTAGTACAGCTTGCCATCGCGGAAGTTCAGCGCCAGTTCGCCGTCAGCCAGCGTGGTCGGTGCCGCGTTTGCTACGCTCGATCGCTTCAACTGAATCAAGTCAGGCATACACTAGCTCGTAGGGTTGGCGCTGTTGGGTGGTGTGAACGTGGCCGTGTACCGTGCCGCAGACGTGTACCGCACGTCGTCGATGCTGCCGTCGAACCAGTAGGGCGACAGGTCGGCGAACGAGCGACCGAGGAATATCCGGTTCGATGCAAAGTCGGTCGTGTTTGCGACCGGCGACCCCGCGACGGAGCCGTTGACAAACAGGCGCAGCGTCCCGCTGGCGCGACATACGGCGACGTGTTGCCACTGCCCAGCCGTCAGTGCCGATCCCGTGACCAATGCCGATTCGCTGTAGACAATGGTGCTGCTGCTAGTGAGGTACACGCCGTAGCCTGCGATCTGGCTGGCTCGCGTGTCGAACAGGTACTGCCCCTCTATGAGCAGTGCCGCTGGCCGCACCCACATCTCAAGGGTGAAGTCGCCCGTGCCGGAAACGATCTCGTTTAGCCCGTCAACGATTTGCAGATAGTCGCCGTTGCCGTCGAGGAGCAAAGACCCCGCGCCGAACTTCGGCGAACTCGTGGCAATCGCAGCGTTGCCGAACGCCGTCACGGTGGCACCAGTCCCCGTGCGGAAGTCGTTCGTGTTTGTGTCGAGCGGCATCAACAGCCGAACGCTTGACCAGAGCGGGTCGTTGCCAGACGGTGCCGCAGCCGCTGCGTACACGCCGCCGTCTACGTCGCCGCCAGAGCCGCCGCCCGGAGGCGTGCCGCCGATGTCGGCGTAGGTCAGCGTGATAGCACCCGTGCGACCCGCCACGCTTTGGACGGGTGCGGCTGCGATCTCAAGGTATGCCGAACCGCTCCATCGGTAGATCTTGCGAGTATCGACCGCAACGTAGATCACGCCAACGTCACCAGTGCCCGGAAACGCTGACAGGCTCGCCGCCTCTCGCACGTCGTCCAAGAACGTCGGCAGTTGGCTGGAGGGCACGAGACCGTTGACCAGCGTGGCGTAGGAGCCCGAAGCCTGCTTGCCGTCCAACGCTGCCTGCAAGCCCGTCACGTCGCTGACGGTGTGCTGATGGGCTGCGGGAGCAAAGGTGCTCGGAATACCAGACAGTGCCGAGTATGCGATTGAGCCTTGCGAGTGAACGTGGTCAGAACGGGCGGCAGTCAGAGCCGTGCCAGCCGACGCCGTGCCGAGCGGCTGCGGAGTCTCGTCGCCAAGGTTGATAGGCGGGCCGGCCGGACCAGCCGGTCCTGTTGCGCCCGTGGCACCGACCGGAAGCACCAGATTCAAAGTCTGCGACGGTGCCGCGCCGGTGATCGTCGCAGACGCCGACGATCCGCTTGCCACCGTGCCGATAGAGAGCGAGTTTGCAGGTCCGGTCAAACCAACCGCGCCCGTAGCGCCAACGCTGCCCGTGGCTCCCGTCGCGCCGGTTGCACCAGTGGCACCAACGGGCAGAACAAGATTCAAAGTCTGTGTCGGTGCCGTCCCGGTGATCGTCGCCGATGCCGATGCGCCACCCACTACCGTGCCGATAGCGAGCGAGTTTGCAGGACCGACAGCGCCCTGCGGCCCACGCTCGCCCGTCTCCGAGAACGTGACGTTCACGACCGAGCCGTTGCCGACCGTCGGATTGATCGTCGTGGAGCCGACTACGGAAACGCTGATTTCACTCATGCGCCGGGTGCCCTCGGAATGCACGCACCCGCAAGAATCGTGCGGGTCATCGTCGTGTTAGGCGTGATCCAACGGAGGAACCATTGGTATCGGATGCCCGGCGACAGTGCTGCCGTCTGTGCCTCTGTGAGCGACCAGATGATCGCACCCGTGGACGCCGTCACGACCTGAATACTTGGCGTTGCCGCCGTCGCTCCGATAGCCGTCACGGTGCCGCCGCCGCCACCCTGAAATCCTTGGGCGCTGCTGACGTAGACGCCTGACTGGAGCGTATAGCCCGTGATGTTCACGCCCAGATTGATGGCGATATTCACCTCGTCGCCGACAACGAATGTGACGGCGAGTGCGCCCGGCAACTGGGAAAACGTAGACATAGTCCGCTCCTGGTGCCGACAGTTTCCCTGCCATCACCCGAAACTAGACCGGCTATGCCCTACAACGTCGCTGCCTCGACGAACGCCTGGTCGACCCAAAGCCCCGTAGCCTCGTTAAGAACGAAACCTTCGCCGGGGCACGGTGGCACAAAACCGTCGATATCCTCTCGGTATGTGTAGCCGATGCCTGCGTAGTTGAGCCGGAAGGGCACGCCGCCGTTGAGATGCTGCCCGCCGAGAGTGTGATAGCTGGTTCGCAGGCAGCGAAGACCGACTGCCGCAGCGTAGTGCGACTCCCAATCGCCGGTTGTCTCGTCGTTGCCGACAATCACCTCGGTAACTACGTTGTTTTCGTCGATAAATGCGTAGTGTGCCATTGCGGTCTCACAAAAACGTGACGGTGCCAGTGCCAGCGGTGATCGTGGTTATCTTGTCCGATCCGCTGGTGGTCGTGGTGGCTGTCAGACCAACGCCAACGGCCAGATTCAGTCCAGCCGAATACCGAAGCACGACCACGCCAGAGCCGCCAGCCGCTCCGGCTGCGTTTGCGGGCGATGCTCCGCCGCCGCCACCGCCGCCAGTGTTTGCCGAGCCTGCCGAACCGGCCCCGGTAGTTCCTCCGTTGCCGCCGCCGCCCGTGCCGCCACTCCCTGCGGTCGTGACGTTGTTCGCGTTGTTGTTGCCGCCAGCACCACCACCACCGCCAAAGATAGTGCTACTAACAGGTGTTGTGCTTTGCCTGCCAGCACCGCCATTCCCGCCCGCCGAGGTTGTGGCATCAACGCCCTGTGCGCCAGCACCGCCACCGCCACCGCCGTGCAGGAAATTCGTATTTGTTGTCGCTCCCAGACCGCCGCTAAAACCTTGTTGCGGAAACAGGGACACTTGGCGAGGCGATGAACCAATCACTCCCGGCCCCGTCCCCATTTGAAAGTATGACGTTCCCGCAGAGCCGCCGCCGCCAGTGGCAGTGAAGTCGTGAAAACGTGACCAGTTCCCAATCGCGCCAGCCGCACCGCCGCCACCAATTCGCACGGTGTACAGCACGCCCACGATGATCTCCGTACTGGAATCCACGACGCCGCCTCCACCACCGCCACCACCAACACGGATCGAGGCCGAACCGCTAGCGCCACCTCCTCCACCGCCGACGACCAGTGCCCGTATAGTGCGGCTGATCGCCGCCCGTAGCCGAGAGGCACTTGCCAGAGACCGTGATGCGTTGCGGACCGTCATGTGATCTCCACGCCGTAGGCGTGAAACGCCACGTCGGCAGCACCGGCAAAGACGCTCACAACGTCAGTCGCCGCCAGCGTCACTCCGAGCGTGAGCGTCACCGTGTCATTCGCGGGCAGTGCAGCGTCATAAACCAGATACTGCGAGGTTGCGATGGAAGCACCAGCGGGCCGCACTGCGATGCGATAGGTGGTCGCCGTCGCTGCTATGTTGCACACGGTGACCGTCGAGACAATCGCCTGGGTGGCAGACGGCACGGTGTAGAGCGAGGCGAGCGTGGTAGCTGCTGGGCTGGTTTGCCCGAGCACCTTGTGTGTTTGCGGCATGTCAGCCTCCCATCAAGAGAAATGGATGGATCGGAGCAGGCGAGGCGGCTTCGACAGCGGAAGAGAAGTTTGACACCTGCGCCGCCGTGATCGTCAGCGGGTCGCTGCCGTTGATGGCGTGCTGTGCAGCGTGCCCCGTGACAGTTGCCACGAGATCCCACGCCGACCCCTGCCAGACAAACTGCCTGCCGCCGACAGTCGCTTGCTGCCCGACTGTTGGTGATGACGGAAAACTCATGAGTACGATCCTCCGTCCAGCGTGTCAGCCAAACCGCTCGTGCCGACTTCTGCGTAGACCCCAGAAGCATCCCAGCGATACAGCCTGGACGTTGACGTGCTCAGGTACAGCACCGACGCCGAGCCGGTCGCAGGGAAGCCGCTGGTGCTCGAATACGCCGCAAGCGATGACGAACCGCCGCCGGTCGCCAGCTGCGTCACCGTGCCGCTGCTGGCTCTGTAAAAGAGCTTTCCGTCGGCCTCGTTGATCGCAATTTGTCCAGACGCCAGCGAAGCCGGCACATTGCCTGCGGTCGTGCTTCGGAGGATGCGGACAGTGTTTGACACTTAGAACGTCCCGCCGTTCAAGTCGATGCCTGCAATCGAGCCGCCCGTGATCGCCACGTTGCTCGCCGCCTGCGTTGCCATCGTGCCGAGTCCGAGATTCGTCCGAGCCGCCGAAACATCGACCACGTCCGACAGGTTGCTCGCCTTTGCCATCTTGCCCGAGAGCGACGTGGTGACGGTCGTGGAGAACGCAGCGTCCGACCCGAGAGCGTCAGCCAGTTCCTTGAGCGTGTCGAGAGCAGCCGGTGCCGCGTTGATCACGTTTGATATCGCCGTGCTTACGCTGCTCTGGGTTGCATATGTGCTGGCCGCCGTCGCTTGTGAAAGGTACGTCGATGCAGCGGCAGCCGAGGTGAGGTAGTTCGCCAGCTGCGACGACACATCGACGGCAGCGACGGCAGACGTCACGTATGCCTTTGTGGCAAACGTGCCGCTGCCGCCAATCGCCTGAATCGTCGTAGCTGACCCGCCGGTGCCGCCGGTGCCGACGCCCACGTACAGCGTCGAATCAGCCTCGTTGAATGCGAGTTCTGCCTGCTGAAGGCTGGACGGTGCGCCGACTGCACCGGCTGCGTTGCGCCGCTTGATACGAATGGTGTTGCTCATCAGAAGTTGCCCCCGTCTAAGAGTTGTGGTTCGTTGATTGCTGTGACTTCAGTCCATGTGGTCAGGTTGGCGTTGAGACGCCACGCCTTCTGCGTGTCGATCACCCAGACCAGCATGCCCGCCTCTCGCCTCAGAGCCGGTATAGCGTCCCTCTCGTTTGTGTCGCTGACCGTGCGGTAGCCGCCCTTGCCGTACTTTGCCTCGTGCGATGCGTGCGTATCGCTCGTGTCGAATGGCACGACCGGCGCGAGTACGTTGGTGCCCTTGATGCTTGACATACGTCATGTCACCACGAGATTGACGGTGCCAGTGATCGGATACGTTGAGCGGTAAATGCCATAGCTCGTCGCCGCTTGCCCGGCGAACGTGATCGTCCGCTGCGTGGTCTCCCAAGCGGAAGACGTCAGACCGCTGACGGCGAAGACAGGTACGCCGAAACTCGTCGGAAGAACGACGTAGATATACGCAGTCTGTGCGGCGATCGTGCGGGTCTGTGCCCGAGTGCCGCCGAGGTCGCTAGAGAGGCTGGCGACGATCTGTGCGTCAGTGATCGTCGTTGCGGCGAACGACCCCCAGAAGCGACGCCTGAGCGTTGCAGGCACGCTGGACGCTTCAGCCGTGGCGACCGTATGCACACGCACCGTCTGGCGGAACGCATCCCCGAAGTGAAACACGGGCACGCCTCGCGGGCTGGTGACATCGTAGGTGACGTCCACGCCGTTGAGCGTCTCACGGATCTTGTCGTGCCGCTGCGGCTCGCCAAATGGCAGCGAGCCAGCCTTGATCAGGAAGTCCCGGCTTTCCCATTGCTCGATCACGCCGCTCGTGCCTTGCGACTCAAACCGGCTGGTGCCGACCGTGGCGTTGACCACGCCGTAGTCAGCGCCTCGGTAGTAACGCACAGACCGCGACGCACCCGCCGACAACTGGTCAGCGAGCCAAGCCGCACCGCTGGCGAGTAGGTCGGACATGGGCACCTCGATCTACAAGACCGCCGGCGGCGCGGAAAGGATGAACGCTGCCGCCGGCGGCTTGCAGTGGGACGGGAATCAACCGACGTTGATCAACACCTGGACGGTCGTGGCACCAGACACCGCAGCCGCAGCCGCCTTGCCCGCCCGCTTGTTGTTGGTCGCGGTCGTCGTGATGTTGCCAGCGGTGGCGTCCCAGTAGACGAGAGCACCCTGACCGATAGCACCGGAAGCCTTGGGCATCGACCAGACACCATCGACAGCGACCGCACCGAGAGCGTTGGCGGCAATCGCCACCGGAGCCACGGTCACGAGGTCATTGAGCACGACCACGTCGCCAGCCGCAACAGCGGCAGACGGCGTGTAGTCGATCAGACAGCCAGCCTGAGAATAAGAAGCCATTAGGATCACCTACTTTCTGGGAATGGAGTTGGTTGGAATCATGCCGCCGGGCGGGCTTAGGCTCCCGCCCGGCGGTCACGGTTTGTCAGATCACGAAGCGTCAGCCTTCACGCCGGCGAGGTATTCGGCCTTGGCGACGCCAAAGTCGAAGTAGCCCCGCATCTGCACGCCAAGCGTGTTGAAGTCGGCTTCCGCCGTCTCGACGATGGGGGACTGCACGCCGTTCACCCTT